GGTCTACACCGCGCACCACGGGCGGCACGCCGAGAGCGTTTTCCATGTCTCTTTCAATGACGTTGCCCTCAATGTAAGCGGAGGAGGGAACATCGGAAAAAGAAATCTCCGTCACGTCATCCGGTTGGTCCACGAAGATAATGCCGTGTGGCCTGCTGACAAGCTCCGACTCGTCAATGTCGGCTCCACGCCGCACCTTCCACATGCGGTTTAGGATCATGCTGGCGTTATCAATACGCTGGTTCCGCTGAGTGTTCAGTTCCTCTTGCAAGTGCTGGATGATCTCCACAGCACTCATGCCGTAGAACTCGTTAGGCAACGGCTCGAAGCTGGCGACCACGTAGGGTTTCTTACCGTGCTTCCAGTACGGGTTCTGACCCTCGTATGCCAGTTCGCAGCGGTTGATGAGCATGGCGTAGCGCTGGTCTTCCCAATAGTGCAGGACCTCGTAGGTCAGGCCAATGCGTACACCCTTCTCGTCGGCCCAAAAGCCGTCGGTAGTCTCGGGCGCGAGTCCTACGGCGCTCATGCGCTCATAACGCCCGTCCTGGATGTTGGAAACAGAATGGACCTTCTCCCAGTCAATAGGAAACACACGCCCGAGACCTGCTTCTTCGAGCACGGCCAGCTTTTGCTCAATTTGCTCTCTTGACAACCACTCCCGCTGAAAAACGAATCTGCAGGAATCAAGGTCATACCCTCTCGGATCAGGCCAAAAGTCAAAGTAATCCACGACCTGAATCTCGTTGTCGTCCCACACACGCTCCGAAATCTCCTGGTACTCTACAACGAACTCGGGCTGCGCCCCGTTGTACACCACGTCAATCGGATTGGCAAGGCGAGGGATGGGGATACGCACCGTCCGGTCCTCCACACGCCAGCCTACCGACATAATCCCGGCGGGGAAGATGAGGACGGACGTAATGAAGTCGTAAAACTTTCGCTTGATACCGTTGCGGTCCAACTGCTCGTCAACAAGAGCGGAGGCGACCTTAGCCTTCTCTGCGTTCTCGGCCATGAGTTCCGGCGTAGCGCCCACAAACGGGCGNGGGATGAACTCCAGGTACGGGCGTGTAGAGAAGAACGACTTGACAATCCTCGCCCGNATAGAGTCCAGGTACTCGTAGGTCTTGGGGATGTGGAGGTTGCTACGCCCCTCAATTTGAGCCTTCTCCCGCCAGCCACGATAGAGCCTATACCACTCCAACGCTTTCGAGTCGTATTGCTTGCGCCACGACTCGGCGTANGCGAAACGAGTGACAAGCTCTGCCGTGCGCGCCTCGCGGTTGAAGTCGGCAGGAAGGCGGAACGTCGGTTGTTCTACTTGCACCAGCGGAGAAGCCATTACTTACCACCTTTGCGCNTGTTCACACGCTCCGGCAACTTGCGATTGCCGGTCTTGCGCTCCCACTCGCGGACCGTCTCCCGCGGGATCTCGCCCCGCTGCGCCATGGCGTAGAACTTACGGCGCTGNGCTTTACTGCGGAACGGCATTGCTAATCGTCACGCCCTCTCCAATTCTTGTCCCACAGGCGCGACGCAACCGAACCAGTCCGGTCGCGATGCTCTTAATCGCCTGTTCCATCGTCACGTGCTCCAACGTACCGTGTTCGGGTTGGAACGGCGCCATGTGGAGGTGCAGCAACTCGTGGACGAGNGTCTGCTCGATGTCCTGCGGCCATTCGCAGTCGGTCGGCCAGTCGATGGGATCCAAGATACGGATGAGCGCCTGTTTGGTGTCCAGTTGCCACCGACACTCGCCAGCGCGCTCACCCTCTAACTCGCGCCCCCGGACAATCTTGCAACGCACGTCCCAGTCCTGCAGACGCAAGATAGCTTGCCANTCCTGGCACAACGCCTGAAGCTGCTCTTGAGTCACAACGGCGCCTCCCTCAATANCCCGTGATGGAACTCACCACAGGTCGTGTAAGCCTTTCCCGCCTGCGCCTGCGCTCGTACAACTCGAGCGGGCTCACCGTCTTCGGCGGGCGGGACATGATACCGTACCGAATGGCCTCCGGGCCGTGGTCCTCGCACTCATCTGCCACATCCTCCGGGTCGTTCTCGTCGTGGACGAGAGCAGGGAGGGTGCGGATAAGTTCGTAGCAGTTGCGGAATATCTGCAGGCGGGCCGTCTTGCGAGGCTGCCCCGTCACGGGGTCAGGCTCGCTGTTCAGGTCGTCGTAGGGCTTGAGCGCCTCCCGCAACGCCCGCCAGCCTGGAACCCTGCGGTCGTCAGCCGGGACCAAACCTTTCAGCCCGGCCTGGGCCATGATCTCTGCACCGGAAATGCCCCGATCCTGACGGCGGTTCCACAGGTCGGGGGAGGCCACGGTGTAGCTGATAATCTCATCTTTTGGCGTCATGCTGAGGATGATCTCAGCAGCCTCCGTGAGCGTCAGGTTGGGTCTGTAAAGCTCACGGTAGACGTAGAGCTTGCCCTCCGGCGAAACCGCCCACCAGTAACAGGCCGTGCAGTCCAGGCCGTAGTCCAAGCTACGAAACCGCTTCCACCAGCGGGGGATTTCAAAAGGCTCGACGACGTGGATGTCCTCACGCCACTCGGGGAAATACTGCCCGGCAAACACGTTCCAGTCGCCTTCGAGCAGCGCCCTGCGCTCCGCTTCGGGCAAGCTCTGCAGGCGGCGTAGGTAGTCCGGGTCGTTCTTGAGCAGGTAGGGGTTGTCCTGAACCCTGGCCGGAATGAAAGCGTACCGGACTCCCGTCTCGTCCTCCCAAACGATGTCCCGCAGGCCCTTGTCCACGAACATTTCCTTGACCCAAAGGTGGCCGATGTTCCCTGGGTTGCTTGCGGCCCTGGCCCTCGGCCACGCACCGGGGACCGTGGAGCGAAGACGGGAGCCGACCAGGTACGTCCACATGTACTTTGTGAAGTGGGTTAGCTCGTCAAAGCCGATGAAGCCGTACTCAGACGACTGGTACTTGTGGACGTCGGACTCTCGCTCACAGTACCCAAACTCCAACACAGAACCATTCTTGAAGTACCACGCCTTCTCGCTGGCTCTCCACTCGCAAACGCTGCGAGGGAACTTCTCCAAGCTGCGCTGGATCAGAGACCGATTCAGCTCCGGGAACGTGCGGCGCAAAAGCAAAGCCCTGTTGCCGGGAGTCTCCACGCATTGGATGAAGGCCTCCCACAACAAGGCTTCGGACTTGCCGCCGCCAGCAGCCCCGCCGTACAACACCACATCGGCAGGGCAGGAGTGGAACACCCGCTGGCGTTCCGTGGGCACGTATACGGTTGAGAGGTCAAACTCCCGCACCCGGATCATTCGAGCCTCTGCGGCCTCGGCACGCCGCCCAGGTTGATGGTGAACTCAATCGGAGCGCCGCCCTTGCCGGTGATCTCCTGACGGTCGTTGTAGCGATCACCGCGCCGAGCCTTGAGAACGCGCTCAATCATCCTCTGATCGCCATTGAGGTAGCCCAGCATGAGCGCCGTCTCTTCCACAAGGTCCGTACAGGCTTCGTGGGCGAGCTGCTCCATCTCAACGAACTCCTTGTGCTTGCGCCATTCGTTGCGGACCTTCCACACAGACACACGGGCGCTGTCCGCCGCGCCGCTCTCGGTGCCCTTCCAGGACAAAGCCTTGAGGTAGACGATCATCTTCTCCCGCTCTGGGTGGCCTAGCATGAAGTCGTCGGGCACGATAAAGCGGTCGCTGAACACACGGGCCTTGTCAAGGGCCTCTTTGAGGATGTTTGCTAGCAGCATCTGCGGCGGTTCAGCCAACGCTATCACCCAAAACAAAAGACCAGGCGCACATGCCTGGCCGTTATAGACAATGCGGCTTAAGTATATACTAGCATGTAAACCCCGCCGTGTCAACACTAATGCGATAACGGCGCGGCTTAGAAGCCGATCGGGTAGCGGGTAATTCTGAAAGGTTTTGCCGTTTTGCGCACGCGCCTGTTGCGGGAGCCGGAGGACTTCTTGCTACGGTTGCGCCTGCGAATATCCTCGCTGTAGGCTTGGCTGATACCGACGAACACATCCGAGGGAAGCTCACTGGTCGAAAAATGGCGCGCCCGCCAGTTGTAGAACCTGTCCTCCTCCGGCACATCCGCCCACGGGCCTGGGCCGTACTTGGACAGCATGTATGCTCGGTAGAGCTTATAGATATACACATGGCTATACGATCGCTTCAACGGCCTTGACCTCCTCCCCGGACTGAAGTCCGAGGATTCCTAGAGGATTACCCTTGCATCCTGCTGTCATCTAAGCCCTTGAGCGCCAGGATCTCCAGGGCCGATGACCGATCGCCCGTACAGCTGATCATCCTGGGGGCCTGCACGTACTCGATGCGGAAGCCAAGTTTCGTATACAGCTCCACAATCCTGGGCGTCGCCTGGTTGGAGGCTACGACGGGGCCCGGGTGACGGGCCAGCCATTCAGCCAGGCGAACCTGGTCATCCCAGCTGAACCCCTCTTTGGAGTATTGCCGGAACTCCACATCATAGGGCGGGTCGGCATAGATGAAACCGGTCGACTCGAACTCAAGTTCCTCGAAGTCTCCACAATAGAAACGCCACTCGTTGAAGAAGGTGCNGTACCTGTCCAGGTCCACCTCGTAGTTGATGTGCTTATACTTGCCGAAGGGAACATTGAACTCGCCTTGCCGGTTGAAGCGGCANAGGCCGTTGTAACCCGTGCGGTTGAGATAAAAGAACAACTGAGCCGCTTCAGCGGTGTCGGCCTGCCCTTGCCGGATCAGCTCGTTGAAGCGGCGGCGGTGGGCGTAGTAGAGATCCCGGTCGTTACGCATCTCGATAGTGAACTCCAGGCCTTTGCCTACCCAACGATAGAAATTGATCAGGTGCGGGTTGATGTCATTCAAAACGGCATGTTTGGGCAAAAGCCCCAAGGTCACGGCCATGCCGCCGCAGAAGGGCTCCACGAAACAGCGGTGTTCATGTCCNTTGTATAGCTTCTTTATGATGGGCACCAGCCAGCGCTTNCCGCCTGCCCACTTGAGCAACGGTTTAAGCATAGGAGCCCCCTAACAACTCGATTCGCTGGAACCAAAGGCGTCTGGTCTGACCCGGCCCTAACCCCGGAATGAATTCCGGGGCTTGCGGGCCGGNTTCTCTCTGTCACCTTCGCTCGCGCATATCATTCCGTCCTCCTCGCCAGCGCCAGCCATACCTTCGGCTGAAGCACCTTCAGGTATGTGCCCTTCATGCCCATGTTGCGGGTTTCGACGACGCCGATCATCGCCAACTTCCGCAAGGCGATGGTGGCTGTGGATCGGCTGTACCCAACACGGTCCGCTATGCTGGACAACACCACAGGGCCGCCGTTGGGGTACAACTTAGCAAGCGCGGCGATAACCTCTCGCTCACTGTATGACAGGTTGCTGTCAATCAGCTTCATCACGTCCATTGTCAAAGCTCCCCTCCTGAGCCTGTTACTTGATTACCTCACAGCGCTGCCTACCGCGGGCGTTCCTGTTCCACTGCGAGCCGCAGGATCGCCCGTCCAATGGCCTCCGCAGCCTGCCGCTGGTGGTGTCGCAGCGTCTGCTGGTATCGCGGGTCCTGCAGCCACTGGCGCTGCTGGCGGCCGACCTTGGCGGAGTCCTGCTGGCACTGCACAATGGCGTGCCACTCTGCTCCGGCCCTGAAGGCGTTGGCAATAGCCTCGTTGATGACGTCCTGCAGTGTCATACAGCGCTCACCTCCGGTCGCCCCGGCACNTCGTGGCACTCGACACACCTGGGCTCGTACACGTCGTCTCCGCCGGGCAGAATGACGGGGCTGTCCCACGGGGCAGGCTCCCCGTTGATTAGCCGCTGGGTACGGGTCGCTAGCTCCCCGCAGCGGGCGCATACGGCCGCCAGCTTAGTAACGCTGTCGGCCATTGCCAACAGGTAGGCCATGCCGTCAAAGGGCTCGCCGCGAAAGCTCGTGTCCAGTCCGGCGACGATGACCTCATGGTCGCGGGACAACTCGACCAGACGGCGCACCTGGAATGGGTCCCAGAAATGCGCCTCATCGACGGCAAGCACATCAGCGCCGTAAACCTCGCCTGGGGACCGCACTGGCTTGGCGACAATACTCTTGCCGCTGCGGCTGAACAGGATGTNACCGGTCCGGTTGACCCCTAGCTCATGCACGAAAACCTTGGCTTCCCGCCCATAGGCCCTGGCCTGCTGGACGCACCGGATAAGTTCTGCCGTTTTCCCGCTCCGCATCGGGCCGCAAATGACGTGGAGGCTCACTTGTCGCCACCTCCCACATCGGACAGCACAGCACGCAACTGCGCCTCCGCTTGTTGGCCGTTGATCATGCCGTGCGTCAATTGCAACACAACGCCAACAACTGTCTCCCGCAGCGCCTCGTACCGTTGGCGCCATCGCTCTGCCTCATCAGCCGACGCGTCGTACTCCCGCATGTACCGCTCTACTGTCTCGTCGTGCAGAGCACGCCGCATGGCCTCGATGCGCTCTTCTCTGTTACGCCGCTCGATAGCCGCCTGCAGGCGCGATATCACAGCGCGCTGACGGGCGATCTTCGCTTCCAGTCCCTCAATGCGACGGTACAGGCGCTCGTTCTCTGCTCTCAGACGCTCGGCCTCGGCGCGGGCGGCGTCCAGGGCGTTTAGCCATTCGTATGCCCTATCCACATCAGCACCGCAGTAGGCGCACTCGACGCGGATGCTTTCGATCGTCATTTCCCGCTCGCAATACCAGCANCGTTTCGGCACGTCAGGCATCGGAGGCACCGCCTTCCTCAGAATCCTCGAAATCCAACAGCGCGTTCCGCAGGTCGTCCATGAAAGGCGTCAAGTAGTCACCCATGCTCCACGCTTTGAGAACCTGCTCAGCAGCGACCGCAAGAGCGTTCGCGCGCTGCACCTTTTGTTGCAACCGCTTGATCTCGTCGAGCAGCGCCAGGGCCGTTTCGGGATTGAACCTCTCAATGTAATCC